CAATAACATTAAACTTTATATCTGTAAAACGTGAAGTATGTTTAGTGCTAAAACTGTTAAAGCCCAGGGTATCGGACAACTGTTTACATTCGTTAATTTGATGTTCATTATGCTTGAACACTAGCATGTGCCATTCTGCTCGACCACCTGCATTAATAAATGCTTCACAATTCTTAATAATCTTGTGCCAGTCTGTGCCAATGCGATATAAATGATGTGTATCACTCATACCATCAATTCCAAACACAATCCTAATGTTTAGTTTTGCTAATTCTTTCCACCATTCAATTGTTCTAGCACTACCATTAGTATGCATAGACAACTGTATGTTAGGATTTACTTCACGTATATATTGAAATATTTCTAATGTATCTTGTGCAATTATAGGATCTCCTAAATTGCCGCACATAAAAAAAGTCTTTAATTGCTTTATGAAATCTAAAGGAAACCATCGCTTAAATGTAAGTAAGTCAACTTCCGATAACGTAATTAACGGATTAAGAATGCCTCCGCTGATTCTGCGTGGACACATAGGGCACCGTGCTTGGCACTTGCTAGTGACCTCTAGGTGAACATCTGTTATTTGATCTAATTTATACATTTCTCATAATTTTAATTTATTAGCTATACTCTCTGCAATATACTTAGCAGATTTAAATCCAGAATGCATCATATCTCTTGCATAATCTTGATATATCATCTGTATTAAATCACACTCTATTATTTTTTTTGTATCAGGATCCCATGTAGCTTCATAATAAGGGCATCTATCTTGCCAAATTAATCTACTTGTTTTACTTATAAACATCGTATTAGCAATAGCATTGTTATTATTGGCAACCCATAAATCTGATAAACTATTTGGTTCTGTATTCCATGGGCCGTAAAATTGAGTTTGATATTTATGGTATTCTACGATTCTATTGTACCCCGTCCAAAACATTATAACTGCTTTAGGTGTTGGATAGCCATCACGTAATAACATTGAATTATGCAAGCTGAACATCATTGAAGAACCTCCGACGCCCATGTTAATTACTGGGATGTTTAATATTTCTTCTAACTGACTAGAAATAGTATGTTCATCATCTAAGCCTGTACCAAATACATATGAGCAACCAAATATTACTATTGAATTAGCCCAATCAATATCTTTAAACTCATGTGTTCTATAACCATTTGAGTTAAGAGTATAAGTTATTGGATTATTTCTATAATACCAATCATCGGGTTGAGTCAATAAGTTTTTTTGATAAAGTTTTTTTGTGTCTGACCCTGACCAATGTTTACTAACGTCGGTGTCAATTGGTAAAAAATCGTTCTCACGTATTCTTCTTTGTATAGTATCAAATATATTAAATCTTAACGTTAGGAGATTGTAACTTGGTTTGTAACTCATTTTTTTCTTTGGGTATCTTACTATCTGCACTACTTACACAACTGGGAGTAATACAAATTGTGGGTTTATCAAATAATTTAAACCCATCTGTTAATGTTCCTAGTATTGGGTCATGGCAACTATAACTACGCTTGATTTCGTTCTCACGTATGACAATGCCCTGATACCCACTGTTACACATCCAGCCTTTAAATTTGTTAAACCCAAAACTATTAAATCGTTCTGCTTGGTCTAAGTACCATACAGTGTTACTATTATCTATCAATTTTATTTGTAGTAGTTCTTTTTCTTGTATATGTTGTGGGAATCCAGTACGCATCAATTGTATCATATCTTCACTATACCCGTCAACTATTTTACTAGCAGTTGGATCACTTTGTGGCTTTAATGTTACATTAATTCCCCGATCAGCCAAACGTTTACATCTATCATAGAGTTGTTGAAACTGTTCTGGAACCATAACTTGATTCACTGTAACAAATACATTGTTTTTGTTTAAGAACAATATCTTGTCACCAAACTCTTTTTCATTTGCAAACTCATGGTGAAAGCTAGCAGTAATGCTACGGCGTCTACTAAGTTCAGTAGCCTTTAGCCATCGTTCCCACCATTGAATGCCTGGGCTTAGATTAGTAGTCATGTGTATACTGTCATTTAATACTTTTTCTGCTAATACTAGAAAGTGTTTATATGCTGTAGGTTCACCACCACTGAAACTCCAATGAAATTTTGTATAGCTATTGTTACTAGCTTGCATCCTGATGTTGTCCATAGTTTTAATATAGACTTCTAGTTCTTGGTGATCAGGGGTTTGAGTGTTAGCATAGGGCCAACAATAGCTACATTTGTAATTACAAAATCTGCCGAGTATCCAGCTTATGCTGAATATACCCTCGTCCATCATTGTTTGCTGACCAAACTTAACTATATTGTCAAAAGGTATCTCAGTGAAATTTGTCATATTGCTCTCTTAGCCATACATAATCATTTATTTTGCTAAGTGCTTCTATGTCACCTTTATTTTTTAATCCGTATTCTTTGCCAGCTAATGCTCCTGCATAACAGTAATAGCCATATCTAGCATTGTCATTTAATGTACACCAAGTATCTAATCTACCTTGTGTATCGTTATCGTTTTGTCTATCAATTATCTTGCTACTTAGTTTTACACATTCACGAAATGCACTACGCCATGCACTAAAAGGATCTATGTTAAATTCAGTAATATTGCTAATTTTAAATATAGGTTCGTAATGTGTGCTAATACTAGTAGTCATGTCAGGTTTGTTTTTTAACATTCTTAGAGTAGACATTCTAGGTAATAGTTTCACTCCACCGTTGCCGTATACCAAACCATTGACTGGGTTTTTACTACGCCAAACTCGCACTGTATCTACACTATAAAAATCAATCTCATATTCAAATATGAAATCGTCCATGATGATGCTATCTGCATCTACTACCCAGAAGTAATCAGTATCGCATAACTTGGCTGCTTCAATGTGAGCGTTGTGTATCCCCACAATCCCGTCAATTCTTTTTGCTTTTGGACATTTCTCTTTAAGTAAGTTGTAATTTTTTTCTGCATTTGGTTCATTAAAACTAATAAACACTACATCATATGGCGGATAGTATTTGTATTTTATGAATTTTTCTGGACTGCGTACTATGGGTTTGATATTAGTTCTAAACTCTTGGCTATCTGAGATTGACAAAACATTTGTTAGTTTTTGGTCATTTGTTTTAACTCGTATAAGATTTCCTATCCTATTACACTCAGACTCTAGGTTGTCTTTGTAAGTATCATAAAACCCGTTAAACATTTCAGTCGTATGATTATTGTCACGCAATTTGCTGGTGTCATATCCGTTAAGTGCTAGGAAACATCCCATTCTAGCCCCATAGATAGCCCATAGACCGTTGGTAACATCACTACCTACATGCATCCATCTCCATAGTCTATCATAGTTACGCCAGTTCATAGTACTGTACTCAGCCCATAGAGTTAGTTTATAGCCCTCACGAAAGCCACTTCTCCATGCTTGTAACGGGCTTTCATTAATGACAGTATCACTCCCTGCACGATTTAGTTCTAAGTAGTTGGTTATGTTAAAGTCTATGCTATTTGGATTATCGCTGTTCTCATGTGTACGCATTGATTGTAACATATGAATAGGCCATACTTTGATGCCACCGTTACCGTATTGATTCCCGTTGACATTGTTCCTAGCACTGAAACTAACTACATTATTGTTTATGTCTACATCATCTACAAAATTATAGGAAGCATTGATGAAATCATCACGTATCTCATTGTCTCCGTCTACAATGATAACATGTGTAGCAGTAGGATCCTGTTCTAATGCTACCCTAGCAACTTCCTTATGTGCTGTGTCACTACCAAAAATCCCATGCACATGCAGGGTGCTTGGGTATAGGGCTTGCAATTTAATAAAATTTCGTGTATAATTAGGCTCATCGTAGCTTAACAAGACTACGGGGTAATTTTTGGTGTTGAAGTTCATACTAATATTTATTGCAAACAAAAGTGTTAAGTGATAAATAAACGGTAAAAGATGTTGACAATAATTCAAATGCCGTGTATACTTCACACATGAATTGAGAAAACACATCGGGAACAATGTGTTGTAAATGGGTAACAAGAAGGTTGACGTATAAGCAGAAGGCTGCTATACTTCATACATGAATTGAGAAAAGGCGCAAAAAAGCGACTTAAAAAAAGAAATTTGATAACCAGGACTAAATAAAAGACTATGAAAAATATTAACTGCCAATCGCTGAGAAAACATACAGGCTTATGGTCAATAGCACCAACACAGCCCGTGATGTCAGCCTTTGCGTTTAATACACCAAGTATTCGCACATCATATAATGATGAGGGGCTACCGGGGAGTTTCAGAGAAGGATGGGATGGCTAAGTAGCAGTCTCATTAAAGAATCTAAGAAACCCCTGGGAAACTAAAAAGTCTCAGGGGTTTCCAATTAGTGGTAAGAGAAACGAGGTCTCACTACACACTTTAAACAGTAGTAAACGGGCGGACAGTATACATGAAAGCATGGCGATAACATGTTAGTAAGACTACTGGTTAGGGTATCGACCCTAACATAGCATCGAAAGATGCTATTCTAAAACATAGTTAACTAAATTCGGGTTCATCCGTGATAGCATTGCTACTATATTAACTGTGTTTTAGAATAGCATAGTGCGAGGAAAAACAGACCCTTCGAAGGTCGAAAGTACGCACTGCTAGAATAATATGTTGGGGGTTAGTGTAGCGGTAACACCACAGACTTTGACTCTGTTATCACTGGTTCGAACCCAGTACCCTCTGCCAAATTTATATCCTGCTAGTTTATCGGTTAAGAACAGTGGCCTTTCAAGTCGCAGAGACGGGTTCGATTCCCGTGCAGGATACCAATATATGCGACCGTAACTCAGTTGGATAGAGTACTAGGCTACGAACTTAGGAGTCGGGAGTTCGAATCTCTCCGGTCGCACCAACATGCTGATGTAACACAGTGGTAGTGTACTTTCTTGGTAAGAAAGAGGTCGTGGGTTCAAATCCCGCCATCAGCACCAAATTGTTATTTTTTCTAGATATATAGAACCTATAAATATTATCGATGGAATATAACTTAACCAAACCAAATATATTTTTGTATGGCGCCTGCGACCTACATGATATAGTTAATAATGATTTATTGCATAGAGACTTCAAAGTTGTCAATTCTGTGATTGATAACAGAGATCCAACATCTATGGAGTTCGACAAGATGAGTTTTCCTGTTAACGGTACTAGTATTATTTCTCTATACACGAAACCCGGGCCCATAGCCCAGCGTGTGCAAGAGACATTGCTTGCTGGAAAGAACAGGGATGTAATTACAAATTTGCCTGCATACAAAGAAATAGTAAAATTTCCATATTTAGAATTTTATAAAAAGTATGCGGGTCCAAAAGATTACTTAGTGATAAGTTTTAGTTCAGAATTATATACTAAATTTGTATCTGGTAATGAGTGTTTTAGTTGTCTTCCGGTTATGAAAAACATATTTGAAGAAACTAATGTACTGAATTGGTTATACAAAGAGTTTATATCTAAAGAAGAATTTTTACTGCCCTTTGACACCAAAGAATCACTAGAATGGTCTTTTGACTTAATGGTAGATTTTGCTAAAGATATCTATGATATTTTTCAGGATAGAGTAATCTTAGTAAAAACACATTTTTCAAATTTTGCTATAGCAACAGATTTAAAAGTTAAAAAGGTGCATGTTTCTCCAAAAGAATTGATATTCTATAGACAAACCAAAGTGGTTACTGACCCCACAGATTACAAATATGCAGATAGGCTATCAACAATCATTATGCATAAATTTATGCATCATTACAAAACTGATTTGCCGGTAGTAAAACTTGATGAACCGGTATTTTTAGATTCTAATCATAAATGGGGCCTAAGCCAATTTCATGTTGATAAGAACAGTAGACATAAGATCGCAAAACGGATCCATGACTCTATAATAGAACATAGTAACAAATACGTATGGACAACCAAATAGTCATAAGAGATGGTATAGAATTAGTAGGTATATCCAATATTGTTGTTAGTGAAATTGATGGGAAAATCTTTATCAATAACACTAATCAAATTGAAAGTGGAATTAAAGGTTCATTAGGTGTTTATACACAAGATGGGCAAGAATTGGGAAGCACCGGGTTACAATGTGTTTGGAATGAAACATCAAACACATTAGAAGTGTATTCCCTAAAGGCAGAACAACTTGCATTAGGGTACCTAAAGGTTTCTGATTTAATAGACACCAGATACATAAAGGTGTCTGATTTTGTAGAATCCCGTTTTGTAAAAGTATCAGAGTTTATAGAGACACCAAAGTTGAGTGTTGATAATTGGTTTGGATTTAAATCTAAAGTACAAGAGAATCAACACCCTTTCAAAATTAAAATTAGAGTCAACCCGGACACAAATACTGAAACATTATGTTTTATTACTAATGAATACAGCAATACTACGTCAAAAATAGCATTTGCGTTAGATGATGAAAGAGTCTGCATAAATAATTATCTGAATCTAAAACCGAAGACCGTGACTACCTCAGAGGGATGTGTCGGAGATGCGTCAGGTGATGTTGCGGTAGATGAAAACTATTTTTACTATTGTATCAAAAATTTTGATGGAACATCTAAAATTTGGCGTAGATGTGAAATGAAAGAATGGTAAATATGTATTATAAAAAACACGATGAGATTCCTCCGTTACCCGATGCTTTAAAAAAAGCATGTGTCAATCACGGCACGTTGTTGATGAGAGATAATCAGCCCATGATTGTAAAATACGGTCAATACGAAACAAAAAATACTAATAGTATTGCATACATGACTCCGGGTACGGAATATGACAAAACACGTAGTCCGACTGGCAAAGTGGGATTTTATGGTTTGCCTCCTGAGTTAAGTCAACAAATTGTTGATTTTTATAAAAATGTAAATAATCCCTTAATACAAAGTACTATCTATTTTTTACAAGTAGTTGCGGGCGGCACTTATGTAGCACCTCACATAGATGATTCTAGTAAAAGAACTCAAGGACTACTGTATTTGCTTAAAGCAGGCGGACCTGATGTAAGAACTAGATGGTATACTATCAAAGAAGAATTTAAACATTTAAGTTTAAAAAATGCTGAATATTCTGCTATCCCATACGACAGGCTTGATATAGCAGAAGATCAACGTCTTGAAGAAGATACTTGGCATTGGATGGACTTCAATCAAATACATAGCGTAGAAAATCAAATGTCAACAAGATTTGCACTATACGGATTTGTCGCATGAATTATCATGGGTTTATTTTTTCAGCAAGAGCATACCCCACTGAAAGAAGTAGTGGATCTCATCGTATAGCTACCTTTCTAAGAACCTATGGTATGGATGTAGAAGTTGTAGACTTTGCATCTCATTGGCACTTGAATCAGCTTACGGTGTTTGTACAACAAAATATAAAACCTACAACTATCTTTTTTGCATTCAGTACCTTTTTTAATCATTGGAATCAAACACTACAGAAATTAGTGAATTGGATGAAGAGGGAATATCCTCATATAAAAGTAGTACTGGGTGGCCAACAAGTGATAGCAACTCATGCAAAAAATATAGATATTTGGGTTGACAGTTACGGTGAACTTGCTATGTTAGAAATTGCAAAAAGTCTAGCCGGCAATACTACTGCAGGTCTTAAATTTGATTTTGAAACATTTGGAACTACTAAAGTAATAAAATCATTACAGGCGTATCCTGCTTATAATTTGGGTGATTACTCTATTATAATGCAAGACAGAGATTTCTTACAGCCCTACGAGTGGCTTACTATTGAATTTTCTAGAGGTTGCAAATTTTCTTGCACATTTTGTAATTTTCCTGTTTTAGGTGTAAAAGAAGACACCTCCAGAACACAGGAAAGTTTTGAAAGAGAAATGAAATACAACTACGATAATTATGGTATTACTAATTATTATGTTGCTGATGAAACATTCAATGATAGAGTAGAAAAGATTACAAAGTTTGCCGATGTAGTAGAGCAGTTAAATTTTACGCCTTTCTATAGCGGTTTTGTTAGAGCAGACTTGTTTCCGGCTAACATGGATATGGTACCAGAAATGGCTAGGATGAATTTTGGAGGTCAGTACTACGGTATAGAAACCTTTAATCATCAGAGTGGAAAAGTCATTGGTAAAGGTATGGATCCAGAAAGAGTCAAAGAGACCCTTATCACTGTTAAAGATTTTATGTTAAAAAATGCAATAGCATACAGGGGTAATATAAGTTTAATTGTCGGGTTACCGTATGATACTAGGGCCCAATGGGACCTCAATATTGAATGGTTAAAGAATCATTGGAATACAGAATCGATTGTTATATTCCCATTAGATGTTGAAGATTTAGAAACCAATGCAGCCAGTAATTATACTAATGTAAGTAAATTTTCAAAAAATTTACAAAAGTATGGTTTGCGAAAAATGGGTACAGAAAAAGACAATAAAGCAGAACATTTCAGAAGATTCAAAACTGGGTTCGAATGGAGACATGGCCATTTTGTAGACCACAAATTTTTATGGGAACATGATACCATGAATATATTTGAAGCTAGAGAAATTGCGTATGA